TGTGATAGTACAGTGCGTCACCATGCAGTGTGCCTTGGTTACGTCATCGAGTAAGTTATCTGTTTCAATATCAAAAATTAACATTTAACGGTTACCTCCAACTCTGTTTCTATCCATACAGTAGCGCCACAAGATAAAGGTTTATGAGGCTGGCTTACAACTCTAGCCACCTCTACACCCTCTGCTGTTTGTATCGAGGCTAGGTGGCACTTGCGGTTTTGTTTGTAGTCCTTAACCGTTAAAGGTGGGAGTTGTACATCGTCAGGAAACTTTTTGTTGTGTCTGACATGGTGCTGGTTAACGTGTATTCTAGTCTTCATATTATCCTCTCGTCGGAGTGATTAGTTTAGTCTTCAATTACGGCGCGTATTTCCTTGTCTGCAATTATGTAGTAGTCTTCACCGTCCTGTTCCCATAAATCCATTCCGCTGTATTGACCGAACAATACTTTGTCGCCTTCCTTCACGGAGCACGGGATCACTGTGCCTTCATTCGTCGTTCGTCCTTCACCTACACCAAGCACAATACCTGTTTTAATTTTGTCTTGTGCCCCGGCAGACAGAATAATACCGCCTGATGTTTTTTCGTCTTGATCTGTTAGTTGAATAAGGACTCTATCGCCCACTGGTTTAATCATGTTGTCTCCTAAAATGGTATGTCGTCGATGGCCTGCTCTGCGGGAACCATACGACCTGTTGTGCTTGAGTAGCTAAGTTGTCCTGCTACGCCTGTGTCACCTGACCATCTGTTCTTAAGAACCCTGACGGTGGTGATGTTACTGTTCTCTGTGTCTTGCTGATTGCGCTCTAAGCCGATAACAATGTCACTAAGCTGTGCGATAGCTGCGGAACCTCGAAGCTGTGAGAGCGATGTTACCTGTCCCTCTTCGTGGCCTTTGTCCCCGGCAGGTCGTCTTAAGTGCGAGACAACAATCATACCTATGTTCAACTCTTCTGTGAGTGAGCGTAAGTTTGTCATCATGTTATCAATGATACGTCTCTCGTCGCCGCCTTCGATACCCGACACAACAATACTAATGTGATCTAATATGATGTACTGACATCCGCACCCTCTGGCTAGATACCTGATCTTTGCTAGTAAATTGTCAGATTCAGTCGAACCCCAGTGATCATACATGAACACTCTACCTGTACCCATGGTTGCGTCAAAAGCTTCTCGTAGTTCTTCTGTGGGGACGGTTTCAAGATGTACAGGTTTATTTAAGTGTAAGGACATCAATCCCTGAGCTGTGCGTTTACTGGATTCCTCCAACGCAACATAGCCTATGGTAGCGCCCTCCTTCAGTAGATGATATGCAAACTCACGAGTGAGCTGGCTCTTACCTAAACCTGATCCTGCTGTTACTGTAACAATCTCACCTAACCTACAGCCACCGATCTTAGTGTTAAGGTCAGCATAAGGGTAAGGTACAGTGTGTACGTCCTTCTCTGTTGATACTTCTTCCCACAAGTCTTCGCCGTTCACAATGCCATCAGGTGCAAACTCTTTTGCATCCCAGAACGCATCAATTAGTTCAGCGTGTCTACGTGACACGATCATTTCGTTTGCATCTTTAAGTGGCAACTTAGCAATCTTAGCTTTGCGTGGTGATAGTAAAGCAGCACACTCCTTTGCAGCTTTTTGTCCCGGCTCGTCGTTATCGAACATGAACACAACAGTCTTAAATTTTTCTAGCCATTCTATAGCCTTGGCTACTTCTCTCTTAGCTCCTGCTGCACCAGTGTTGACAGACACGACAGGCCACTTGTGTTCAAATGCTTGTGACATCGACAGCGCATCTAACTCGCCCTCGACGACAGTGACGTTGTTGCCGCCGTCACGCCAGAGCCACTGACCATACAGTCCTGCCTTCTTAATATCACCTAACACACAGAAATCTTTACCCGGTGTTCTAATCTTTTGTGCAACCGTAACACCGTCAGGTGTCTTGTGGTTTGCAATGTGAGCCTTGCCACCTTTGTAGTCGCCTACTTGGTAGTCCCAAAACTTCACGGTCTTCTCCGTAAGACATCGCTTAACCAACACCTCATGTGTTCCGCTCAACAGTCCTTGTTCTTTTTTATTCTCTGGCATTCTGACCTCCTCTTGGGATTGTCCATAAGTGTTGCAATTAAAGCAGTAAGTATGACCGTCAGAGTACAAGCTGTTTGCATCTGACGAGCCACACTTAGTGCAAGGAGTGTGCATGATAAATTCACTCTCCTGTTTTTCCATTAATCAATACTCACTTCTAAATCTGAAAAGCCTGCACCTTTTAATGCGTCGGTGAAAGCCTCTGAAATATCAGCAATGGTAAGCTGGCGACCACGTTTTGAAATAGTCACGCAGTTACCTCCATCATCTGACGTATTGTCTAAAATCTGAATCTCTATTCTATAGCTATCTGAACCACTCATCTGGGATAATCTCCTCTGCATATATAAAGTTATGTTTCTCTGCCCACTCAGCGCACGTCATCTTTGTTCCATCTTTTCTTTTCTTTGCTCCCTGCACTGTGCTGTTTCCTCTTTGAAATAAGAATCTAATATCCAACTCAGGGTGTTGCTCTTTCATGCTACGCATCTTACGTTGTGCATCCTGACGAAAGTATCCCTTGACCTCAATGTAAATATCCCCGATTTTTAAGTCAGGGATATAGTTGCGGGTAACTGTGTAGGGTAGCTTACAAGGTTCATACTCATAAGCTATCCCACGGGCGTTTAAGTTTAGTTGGACACGTTCTTCTAAGGTAGACCTAGAAGTCAGCGGCATCGGCAATCTCCTCTACGAATGGGGCAGAGTCGTCGTTAGAAGCAGGAGCAATGAAGCCATCCTCTTCGTCGAACACACTGGTTGCTTTGTTACCGTACTCAACGAGGTCGATAACCTGCACTGCCTTAAGTCGTAGTGAGACACCAACCTTCTTGGTTGAAGACATCACATAAGTGATTGGTTCAAAAGCTACCTTGACCTTAGACCCATTACCAATAAGCATATCCTTTGGTAAAGGCTTCTTACCTGCATCGACAACAGCAGGCTCCTGATCGTAGTAAGTGCCATCACGCTTCTGCACCTTAGCTTTTAGTTTGAATTTAAATTCCACATTACCTGTGTCGTCGCCAGTGTCTCTATCGTACACTACGTTACTGACATCGGCGGTGGTCAGCGTGTTCTTCAAAGCAGGCTTCTCTTTGACTGCTTCGTTGAACTTCGCTTGGACTAGCTGTTCTAGTCGCTCACACATCGGAGCAGCTTCGGCGGCAGTCATTTGAAGATTAATACTAAAGTCACCTAGAGGGTTAAACTTCGTATCAGGTTCAAAGACCTTAGCCCATTGTGCTGATCCTTCCAATACCATAATGTTGTTAGCCATGTATTTTTCCTTATCTAATATAGTTAATGTAACTTTGGGGTTTGCTATAGGGGAACCTTTAGAATCATGCGAAAAAGTAATCGCTTTCTAATACCTTCCTAATATCTAACGTACCTTTTGATGGTGGGAGCGGAACCTCTGTTCCCTCCGGTAGTGATGTTACTGCGTAATCGTAGAGATCTTGCAACACATCGTTCTCTTCGTACATCTCCACAAAAGCTTCTCGCAGTTTATCATTGAGTAGCGGCATATTGGGAGAGTGTGTGCCATAGCTGTCGTGTACCATAGCAAAGTCTGTAACTCCTTCCTTCAAACATTTATCGACAGTGAACGTGAGAGCAGCAGCGTCCAGTGAGTGAGTTAAGTTCGGGCTGCTTCCCGAAACACTTTTACGTTTATCAATAGAGTTCTCGATAGGCTGAGAATAGTTCAACTTAACAATAGAACCACTCAGGTGTGTCTTGATCCTCTTCTTGTTTGTATTGCTGTATGACTGACGAACGAGTAACCCGGTAGGTGTAACCCACTCGAAGGGCTTATCGACGGCACAGTACAGTTTAGCAATGCTCTTGATGTAATCCATTACAGTGTGTGCAGAGACAATCACTTCGTTGATGGCTTGCCATACGAAACCAGCCAAGTAGTTAGCAGGCTCGAAGAAGTCATCGTTCCATGGGTTCTTACCTTTACACTTATCTGCCAGAGCTTCGAGTATGTAGTCTCGGCAACTGTGACGTGTTCCGCTATACGGAACGATCATCACCGGGCGTTTGCATATCTTTCTACAGACACCAACTTCTAAGATCTGATTGCCTAGTTCTGTGTTAGCTTCCATCAGTAACGTGGTTGCCCGGTTCGCTACGTCCTTATAAATATCTTGAGGGAACGGACTAGGTAGTAGGTTCACTGCCTTACCTCCGGCCTCGTCCCTAAGCATAGCTGAGAGGTGTTGTAAGCCGTTACACGATCCATCGCTGGCACAGGGTAGGCGTGTCTCGAAATGCTCTCCAAACTGCCTAGCGTTGCTGTACAGCGCCCACTCGTAACACCATGCTAATGCCTGCCAAGGTTTGTCTGCTTCTTGCCACCACTTATTACTGATGGGGTCGTTGTAAACATCTACAGCATTCTGCACGTTCATGTATGCCCACATCTCACGATCTTCCAAGCTGACCTTATCGACACCGAATACGTTAGCTCCGTGAATAGCAAGCCAGCGAGCTTCGTCGTCGTTCGTGATAGTGGCTGGGTTAGCAAACTCTAGCAGAGCTTTACTATAGTCAGCATTCTGTGGCGACAGGAACGACTCTACCGGGTACTTACGACCACGGAAGTCTAACTGCCAGACATACCACATCTTCTCCATCTCAGAATACTCCTCGGCAAGCTGAATAGTTCTCTCAACTTGTATTCGCCGGGACATACTCTTGTTATTGAACGTGTGAATCTTGTTACGCTGTGATTTGAACAGTTTGAACTGAAGTTTTTCTTCCTCATTAAGATACTTTGGCTCTTTACTGAACGGATACTTAGGTAGTGGTACGTTATCTCTTGGTGGTAACCCTTCCCACTCGTAACCGCTGTCCCAACACGCCCTTAGTGTCTCCACTACGAACATATTAACACGCCACGGTGTACGTTGCAGTGCGTTCACGCAAGTGTATTCAAGTGACAAGTCTTTATCTTTTAAAGCGTCGATGTAATCCTTAGCAGTTTGTCTCATGCGTGTATCCTCACGAAAGGTAATTTGTTAATGTGTTGTGAGTGATAACCGCCACCCCAGAAGTCATCCCAATCTCTCGGCTCAATGATACAGGGACAGTACCTTGGCATTGCGATTGAGTTTGTATCGTTGAACGCTTCGATCCACGTCACAGTTTCTTTAGTAGGTTGAACGTACCAGATGGTTTTGTTCTTCTGTATCCGCTTATCTAACTTGATGATCCCAGTGTGCTCAATGATCAGGTCAATCAGTTTGATGCCTACTTGTATACGCTGCTCGTTAGTCCAGTATGCGATCTCGTGTCCGTCAGCTTTGATCTTGTGATCCAGACCGTGACGCTTGTGGTCGAAACCTTTGTCAGACTTCTTCTCTGCTTCTTTAATCATGTTCTTAGCGACACCCTCATCAAGGTGTAGCCAATCGTCGAGTCGCTTCTGTGTCTCAACCTGAATGCCTACCGACCGGGCAACCTTCAGGAGTGTTGATGATGTAGCTAAGTTATCAATAACACAAACTAGTGCGAGGTACGCAACAGCACCTGCGTCCATTCCTTTTGTTAAGTTCCTGCAAATGTTTCTGGGGGTGGCTGTGCTGTCGTATAATTTCTGTATCTGTATCTCCAAAGGCTCAACAATGCCCTTGATGATAGTACGTCCGTGTTTAGTTTTACTGCCTAAATTTTTCTCCATTAGATCTGAGTGTTGTTTTGAATATCGTTCGATGCCTGACTGCACCATCTGGTATTCCAACTCGATCTGTTCGTCCACTGTTGCCATAATAATTCCTCGATGTAGGACACCATATGCGGTGTTGGTGGCTTTACTCATATCTACCTACGATAGCGGAGCAAAGGACTTTATCTTTATTGCGAGTGTTGCTTGTATTTATTTGTAAGTTACTACGGATGCGGGGAAAGGACGTATAGTCTTTTAAGTCCTTTGTGTCTACCATTCCACCACGAGGCCATTCCCAGATTTCAGCCGTTTTATGGGCATATACTCTCTGAGAATAGTCTCGATTAGGACACCGTAGGACACCACAGGACACCAAGATTATTCCTCCAAAAGGTCAACACCCTCGACCAAATTGTTCGGATTCAATTTAGCATATTTAAGGGTAGTTTGTATAGAGGAATGTCCCATCCACTTCTGTATCCGCTCGATGGGCAGTCCACGCTGTACCAGCCGGGTAGCGCACGTATGTCTCCAAGTGTGCCAGCACTTATCCGTCAGTCCCAGCTCCTCCCGTACCCTATCCCAGACCTTGCGGTGCTGGTAGTCGTGTACGTTAGTGGAGAATTTACGACTGCGTAGGATTGCCTCAGCTCGTTTAGTTAGTGGTACGATCAGGGGCTTGCCGTTCTTACGTTGTGATACATGAACGCCGTGAACCTTACTCCCGTCCTTTCTAACAGACTTTAGCGGTACAAGCGTCGGGTTATACTTCAGCACTTCCGATGCCCTCATACCCGTATCTACGGACACTATGGCATAGTCGTGTAGGTATTCCTCACCCAAGTCCTTAAACTTAGACAGGATGGCCGCCTCTTCCTCTTCCGTGTACCAGACCAGACGCTCAGTATCGACCTCGCTCTGTGTCTCTATGTGTGGAACCTTGTTGATGTGATCGTTGTGGTATGCCCACTTAAGAGTCTTACGGAGTATTGCAAGGTGGCGATTGATCGTGCCATTAGCTTTAGTCTCCTTCATCTCTTCAACCCAATCTTCAATAGCCGTGGTGGTGATGCGGTTCAGGGCGATGCTCTTACCCCAGTAAGTCTGAACAGCTCGCATTAGATTAATAACAGCAGGCTCGTTCTTACTACCTCGCCAATACTTATCATACGTTTTGTTCATAGCTGTGATTAGATCTACGCTTGATACCACGCCTGTCTGATCATTGATCTCAACCTTGTACGGATCTTGTCCAAGGGATAAAGCGTGTCGCCACTTAGCTTCAAGCAGCTTTGCGTCAGCCTCAGTGCTGACTGTCTTCCTGTACTTCTTGCCGTTAGCGGTAACATATACCTGATACCCGGCTCTCCATGGTTTTATACTCATAGAAACACCTCCATTAAAGTAGTAATTCCGCTTCCGACGCTAATACAAAGAACTGTAAACACGAAAGCTTCTATCAATACACTCATATTCTAATCCTCCTCGCTAATGCTCGACCTTTTTTAGTTACCTCGACAAACTTCTCAATACGCCTATCGGGGTTTTCGTACAATGCGACCAGCCCGTGATCAACAAGCCACCTCATGTTTCTACTTGCACTGGCGCTGGACGTATCCATCAATGCACCAATGTCCATTACACGCATATCCTTACCCATAACAAATACGTTTTGCGCTATAAGTAAAAAGCAGTAAACAGTTTGAACACCGACCCAAGGGTCAATCTTTCTAAACTCGTTTATTATCCTTAGATGTTCTCCTAAGTCTCGACCAGACAATGCAACCCCCTAACCAACTGATAAATATATCAGCCTTCTTAATACAAACTCTGGGGATTAACATAAAACCATATAAGCATTTCCCCACAGCTATTTCGTTTCTTAGAAACTTTATTAGCATTCATTTCCTCTCGTTGTAAAGTAATTACGGGTACGTAGGTATTAGTAAAACGTTTTACTGTCAACCTTTACTAGTAATAATTGATTCAATTTGAATCACTTTATTTACTTGACTTGAATCCTGAATCCAATCTGACTGTGGATAACTAAAAATTCTCAAAGGTGTCTGTGGTGTGATTATAATATTTATGTTCTCCGGTAGCGGCGTTAAACATCAGCTCGTAGGTCTCAGTGCCAAATTCAAATTGGTCGCCTGCTGACTCCCATTCGTTGCGTACTTCTTCTGGTTGATAATCCATAGGTTTATTCTTCCTGAAAATCTTATCGTGATTCTCTTCAAATTTTTGTTTATCGGTGGGGCGCTGGCCTGAGCCTTTGCCCCCGTGTGTCATTCCTTGCATAGGTAATACCTCTATATATTTGTGGGTATACTCACGACACCACGGGCGCGTTCTGCCCGTAGCCAATCGTGATAGTATTTGCTAGGCATAGTGCCTGTATCAAACTCGACATCCTGGATGCGGGTATGCTCACGCCGTATAGCAACCTCAATTGGCTCAAGTCCGACATCCATAATTGGTTTTGGTTCAATATACATCGACATTAGTTTCTAGTTCCTTTTCTGCTTTTAGGTAGTTGAGGCGTTGTTCCTCTAGTACCTGCTCAATTGCGATCTCATTAACAAAGTACCAAAGGCGTTGGAAGTATTCCTCACGCGCCTGAACCTCGCCTAGAGGCTTACAGACCTCGACAGTGAGATCAGGTGCAGGTTCTGGTACTGGATCATCTGGATATTCGTAGCCGTCTAAGTATTCTCCGGCGTAGGTGCAGTTTACTACACTGACTAGCAGGATGCTACCCAGCAAAAGGATCAGTAAGTCTTTTTTATTCATCGAGGATCACCTGTAAAGTTTCGTTAGTGTTGAAAGCGTAGCCGCTGGCCTGCATAAAATCCTGAAAGCTTGCGAGTAGCTCGGCCTGATTTAGGTCTCGGTCGTAGATGTGCATGATGTTCTGGATGGATGGAACGCCGGGTATTTCTTCGCCGTCGCGTGGGTATGGGTTACAGATAAAGGTGTAGTATGGTTCGCTCATGCTGTGGGTTCTCCGTTGATTAGTAGCATTGCCATTGATAGGACTAGGGCGACAGAAGCCGCCAAGCCGATAAAAGTTATAGTGTAGACAAACAGTTTCTCAAAAAGTTGCATTAGTTATTACTCCGTGAAAATTCAGTGTTGATTGGGTAGCGCTTGCAGTGTTCGGTATATTCCATATCCCATGCAATCGTGATGTCGTTTATACCCCAATCTGAGATAGTCTCGTCGGGTGCATCATTCCATTCTAGGATAAAGCTGAAGCCTGCCAGATAGCCGCTAGTGCCAGAGCCGGGCTTTTTAAGGTAGATCTGGCCTTCCTCTACGGCCTCGACAGCATCGACAGCATCTAGCCATTTAGTGCCGGTGTAATCGACCTCATCTTCAGATACGACCTCGACAGTGAAGCCTCGGCGGGTTGCCCATTTGAGCAGGTGGTGGTGTGCAGGTAACATGATAGTGATCTCCAGTAGTGAGCCATCCATGGCAGGTTAGTTATTCGCCTCGGTCGCGCTGTTGAACGTCCCACATATGGCGCGTGGGTTTGGCGTGTTCCTTGTACAGGGACAGGTAGCCTGCGTGGTGCGCTCGGTACGTGTCGCCGTCGAGTGTCTCACAGTCGCGCTTGCGCTTAGACCGTGCCGCCAGAATGTAATGGTCGGAGCCATTGGCGATAAAGTACCGGGTAGAATCTTTGTCCCGGCGTACAGTTGCGCCCAGTTTCTCTGCCATCTTAGCGGCGGCGTGTACAATACGTGAAGCGTTTTTAGGTGAAGCTTTTGCGATTAAGTTTAGCATGGTTTTAGTCTCTTTTAGTTAAGTAAAATTTTCTTGAGTTGGGGAATAGTTTTCCCAGTGATGCCTGACAATTGTGCCAGAGTTAAATTGATATTGCTATCGTAAAAGTAAATTATTTCTTGGTTAGTCAAAATCTCTCTCCCTTTTTAGTGGTGGATAGGTGTTCGATACGTTCGCCGGTTGCTTTCCAATAAGTGGTGGTGATCTTGTAGCCTTCGGACTCCGGGAACTTTTCGGCTAGTTTAAGGTAAACCAATTGCGCCTCGTTTTTAGTGGTACAGGATCGGTTGCTGGTAGCGAAAAAATGGTGGCCGTTGTAGCTGACGTTTATATCGTAATATGACTGCATGATAGTTAACTCCTATTAAGCCGCAACCATGGCGGCTAGTT